GTTAGCAAGTTCACCACCGAGACGTAGGGTTCCTATCTTCTCCTCTACGTTCCCTTGGAGGAACATAACCTCGTCCATCCCAAGACCTCTGAGTTCCGCTGGGAAATCATTGAAGTCTAGGACACCACCAGAGTTACGGACGTGAGCTTGTTGTAGAATAGCTAGACTAACTAGCTCTTCATTATAACTAAATTTTTGTAGCTCTTCTGAGCCGATTAATCGTGTTTGTGCAATACGAGAAGAACGGATTGTGATGTACCGTCTAACTTCCTCTGGGATGGATGAACTCCAATCATTAGCAGTGTTGCTCGGATAGATAACAACATTGGCAGTAGTGTTGTAGGCGCTTGCTGTTTGTTGGTTGAACCACCAGCCTTTAGACTGGATGTCAGTGCTTACTTCTTCAATCGTGTTTAACGCCAGCGACACTTGTTGTGGAAGCGCACCACCAGAAAGAGTGTTTACTGGTGACTCGCCAAGGTTAGCAAGGACGATATTTACTGACTCAAGCAGAGTCGTAGAGATTGTAGTAGTAGGCATTATTTATCTTTCTTTTTGGGGAAACCTTTTTTCATGTTGCTGTAAGACTTATTGCTTACGGTGGATTTCTTCTTACTTCGGCTAATGCCTAGTTTCTTGCGTCGGTTAATATTTTCGTATAGGGACATAATTTAACATTTCCATCTTTTAAGGGCTAAAGCTTTACGAGTAGGGCGACCCTTAGAGTCTTTCATCGCTCCTTTAACACCTGACATTCTTGCACAGAAGCTACGCTTTCTAGCGCCTCCCTTGGGCTGTGGTGCTTTAAGATTAGAACCTGTCTTCTTATTATAGTAGTCACGACCTTTCTTGGTGAGACCGCCTTTATCAGACTTGTGTTCTTTTCGTAATGATACGCCTTTTCGTTTCATAAAATAAAAAAGCCCTCCAAGGGATTGACCAAGGAGGGCTTTGAATTCAGAGGGTTTTAAGCAGGAAGAATCTTCACTGCACACTCAGGGCGAAGAACACCATGACCCATTGCATATTTAGCAACGAATAGTGTACCTTGACGCTCGATTTGGTACTCGGACTCTGTAGCGAGGTCGAGAAGCTTAACTGTACCGATAGCTTCCTTAGTACCCACGAGGATACCATGTTCACCACTGTTGTTAAGCGCAGCAAAGTTACCATTGTAACCTACTCCATCACCAACAAACACATCATTGTTTGAGGAACCATCATCATTGTCAGCATTGGTTTGGTCATTAGACCCACCAGTACCAGCAGCAGAGATGTTGCCTTCAGCGATAACTTCGAGGAAGTTGTTGCTCTTCTTGAGTTGGATACCTGCAACTTCAACGATTGTGCCACGAGCAGCATCAGCAGAACCACCAGAGGTGTCCTTGTTGATAGCAACATTGTCAGCAGTCAATAGCTTGTAGTATTGGGCAGGAGTTACGATAGCGAAACGTCCTTCACTTGGAGCATCTACTTCGTCAAGCTTAGTAGCAGCCGCATAGAGTGCGTCAACGATACCAGCAGTGGTGTTAGTAACTGCACCTGAGATGGTGTTACCACCAGCTTGTGGAGCAGAAGCGCCTGTACCAGCAGCAGCGAAGAGAGTCTTCATTGTTGCGATGTCGAAGCGTTTTGCCAGAGCCTTACCAAGTTCAGAAGCATAAATGCTACGAACGTCGTAGTGACTCTTGAGTTCATCAATGTTAGCAATGAATGTGGACGATACAAGAACATCATCAATAGTGATGACACGCTCGTTCATTCCAATGCTGCTAAGCATCGAGTTACCAGAGTCAGCGATGTTGACTCCGGGTGTATGATATTTTGCAGTAGCGATTCCTGATACTGGGAACTGAGCAGACTTACCTGATGTGATTGTACGCATCAAGTGCAAGTCCTTCATGACATTGTTCTGTTCAAAAGCAGTCAGGATTTCTCCTGAGAAGACTTTGAGAAACAACGCATCATTGTCAGAACCCCCAGATTTAAGACCACTGCGACTTGGGGATGTATTACCATTTGCCATAGTTTTTTCTTTCTTTTATTGGGGTTAGTTTTAGTTTATTGTTTTTGTCTTCGATTATCTGCTTACCAAATGTTATCCTCCTCGGAGGGCATTGTGCTTATTAATCTTAAACGAAAGTTATAGGAAGGTCATAGCTCGTTGAGCATAACCCTCCAGTCGTAATTGTTTACGGTCACTGATAGGATGATGTACTCGTCTCCAAGCACCACCCCCACCATTCCATATAAACAACCAATGCTTTACAGTCGGTTCTATTCCTTGTCTTTTAATATGTTTTGAATAGTGCGCCAGAACTGTATAAGCGATTTCTTTAGAAATTCTTGGGTCGAAACAATCTTCATGAACAAGACTTTGACCGCTAATACGATTGAAGTCTTTAACCATAATACTCGTAATTTGATAGAAGCCAAAAGCTTTACCATTGTCACCAATGACGTTAGGCTTACTATTCGGATACACTTCCCACAAAGGGATTTTTGACACGAATCTGGAGATTGACAGATTTTCATTTGCTTTTAATTGAGGGATTAGGAACGCAAGAAAAGATAATAGTATTAGATAGGATTTCATTCATCTTATTTCTTTTTTTTATTATGGAAGTCAAACAGAATTTTTACTTTTTCTGTAAGAGTCTCAAGGTTGTAGTGCATCCTAGCTAGTACAATGATTAGTGTAATGACACCAATAAAGACGGGAGATAGGGATGATACAACTTGAAGGACTTCATTCATTTAATCTGGGATGAGCCAAAGTAGAACCCTACTATGGCAAGAGCGGTTTGTCTGATTTCAGGAAGTATTACAAAGCCTTGAATGGTTTCCCATTTAACACCTTTGAATAGTCCTAGAAAGCCATTTGTATCTTGAGCGACACTGACACCCACATCTGTCCATGCGAAGATGAACGGAGCGAGTACAATGGCGAAGACGGTGGAGACCACTAGGAACCTACGAACTAATACACCTCCATCACGTTTGGCAGCGGCATCAGCCGAGGCATCTGCTGTCTGCTGAGACGTAATCATACGCTCAAACTGACGGGATTGATTTTCCATCTGCACTCCGATGAGCTTCATTACGAAGCCACTGAGTCCTCCTGCTAGCATTGCTATTAGTTCTGGGGTCATAATTAAATTGCGGTTGTGACTGAGAGTCGTTGTTCAACTAGTTTTCTATATCCTGCATCTTCAGCATACTTAGGGTCACGCATTGCACGGGTCACCTCAGCGGCAGAACCATACGGCTTTACGCCAGCGTCAGAAGCAGAAGTTCCACCTTTTTCAAGGGAAGGTTCTCCACCACCTAGCGCTCTGTATTGAGCATATAAGCCTTTGACTGCAACATTTGCTTGGCTCACTGTGCCACCCTCAACAATAGTGTTGAAAGCTTCTAGCTCATCATCAGCTAAGTTTTCACCAGCCCATTTAGCCATAGCGTCATACTCACCTTCACCACCCACAACCTTGTGGATGTTTGCAGTCTGAGCGTCGACTAATGATTGCTGACCAGCGATGTATGCGTTGACCATTTCACGGGAGAGACCAGCTTGTTCAAGACTTTCATAGGTCTTGTCAGATAGCTCTCCTTTATTAGAAAATTCTTCTGTGGCACTTGAGATAGCATTGTCAGAAGGTTCAGAAGTTTCTTTAGGTTTAGCTTCTTTACTTTCCTTGGTGTCCTTTGGTTCTGATAGTTTCTTCTCAGCTTCGGAATAGGCTTTAGCCATATCTTCTGGTGTGTCAAACTTCTCAGGCAACCACTCAGGGCGCTCACTTTCAATAGGGGTCTCTGTCTCTTCAATCTTTTCAGATTCAGATACAATAGATTGACCTCTAGCTTTGGCGGCTTCGTCTTGCATAGCCGATTGTTTTTCTAGTGAGATATTTTCGTCCTCACTGTGTTCTTGTATAACTACTCTTTCCATTATTACTCGCTTGCTTCTACTTGTTGATTCATATTCGCTCCGTCTTGAGCTTGGCTTAACTGACTACTAATTGCATTTACGCCATTAGGTATAGCAGCTTGCATCATCGCTGCTTGTTGGGCTTGCTGTGCCTCTTGCTGCATCTGTTCAGGACTCTTGATTAACTCTTGAGTCTTGATACCCAGAGAGGTTGCTCTACGTTTGAAGTATTCACTTACATTAACGAACTGAGCTACGGCTTCAGCACCAACCACTTGAGCTGCTCCAGCTAGGAACAAGTCAAGTTTCTGTAAATCATTACCACGACCTAATGCTTCAACACCTGTAATAATAACAGGGTTGACTATATCTTTAGGTAGTTCAGGTAACGATTTCTTTTTCTTCATTACTACCAACAGTCGGTTGACCATAGGCATCTGAAGTTCTGTACTAAGCAGAGAGTAGAGACCACCGAGGGCAGACTCTAGTTCCATACTTAACATTCTTATCTCTTCGGCAGTCACGCGTTCGGCTTGGCGAACAACTCCTGAAGTAAGTAAGAAGGCGTGTCCAAGTCTATCTTTGATTTCTTTGATAGTTTCTTGGGCAACACGAAAGTCATTAAATTTATTAAGTTGTAGAACCGATACGTCCTGTGCATTGCCTTGGGTGATAGCACCATTAGGTGACTCAGCTAGTGTCCTTGCTCTGGTTGTACCATTAGGATTAACCATGAACAAAACCTTGGCTGCTGCTGCGCTACCCTCAACGATTGCTTGGGTAAGGGTCTCAAGTGACTGCAAGTCTCCGAGGTATTCTTCTACATAACCTCGTCCATAGTCTTCACCATCAATTCGTGTAAAGCGAAGAGGGATGAATGGGTTCTTGTCGAGTTTGTATTTACCTTCAGAGGATGGGATACGAATACCATTGATGTCTTGATAGACAAACCAGTGGTCACTCTTACGGCACACGGCTGTATAAAGATTGATAGCCTCGTCAGCGCTTTCTCCTTGGACACCCACGAGTTCTTTCAACTCATCGGATAGGGTCATATAGGAAAGTGTTTCCTTGGTGCAGATGTATAGGGTATTACCCATAGCGTCACGCTCAACACAATAACGGTCGAGGTGGAATACACGCATACCTCCATCATCAGGCATATATATCAAAGCATTACCAGTAATGATAAGATTCTTTAGTGCTTCGTGAATAGCAACGCGATAGGTCTCACGACTAATCTCATCCATCACAGAATCTTCTACTTGTTGAAGTCCTGCTTCGATTTCAGACAGTACACTTGCATCAGCGCCTTCGGCTGCCAAAGCATACTTGTCTATGTTTAATCTAAAAAAGGGGGCGTTGGGGGGTAGAAGTGCCAACAGTAATTTAGAAGCGAGGTTGTTTACTCCTCTTGCCCCAACGCCTTGAAATGGTGTCTCTAACCGTGAATGAGAACCGAAGCCCTCATCAGGCATTACATAAGGTAAAGTTAATTTAGATGCTTGTCTGGCTCTGTCTAGGTATTGGTATCGCTTCCCTTCAAGGGAGGTGTATAAGCTTTCGGCAGATTTGTTACTCATAAATATATTAGTCCTCTTCGACTTCTAGGGGTGAATAGGCATCAATAGTAGCGGATTCTTCGGATACGTCGAGGTCATACTCAGAAACATCTAAAGCCCACATACCGTCAGCCGTAGGGACTGGCTTAGTCAACCATCTGGTTCCCTTGCCTTCAGTCCAGTAGGAGAAGTTGTTGTCTTTGCCTTCTTCGTCTGCTCGCTCAATGGCGGCTTCTTCGCTTGCGTAAATTAGATACATTAGTAGATGTCGTATTGATTGTTAATGTTAGCTTCGATGGCGGGACGGTTGGCTGTTTGGTTGGATGTATATACAATTATTTCGTTTATGGGCTGGGTGTAAAAGTTAGCCGCCCGAAAAGTAAATTTACAGCCAATTCTAAATTTTCTTGTGCCCGCGCTTGTTTGATTTGGGGATACCATAGAACTTGAGGTAGTCACAGTCCCACCGTCCCTCGAAATAGAAGCGTTGGGGAAAGTACTAACGAATGATAATAGAGCTTCGCTACTTGTTACACCTGTCTGTGTAGAAGTCACAAGACTGTTACCTTTACTTTGAGTTTGAAAACTAGCAAGGTCACCATAACCATTTAGATTCATTTCCCAACCCCCATAACTTGTGCTATTTCCAACGGTTGCCCCACAAGAAAAGGCGGCAAGTTGACTACTTGCAATATGTGGAGTTAATACAGTAAAGAAAGAGAGTTGGGGGACGTTACAAATATCGGAGTTAGTTGTCTCAAGGAAAGTCTCAGTCCCATCAAGGAAATCTATTCCTCCTGTTACCAAAGAACCAGCAATAACAATCTTAGGTTGGCTTCCAGCAGTTGCTTGCACGGCATCCTCGCTGTTACCTGACTGGTCATACCAAGTCTCTACAAAGCCACTCTTAGGTAATACCTTAATTGAGTTAAATGTAATTGTTCCACCGCTAGAAGCTACAAAAGTCATAGCAAGATAACCAGCGCTACCACTTAAATTTATTGTGATATCTTGATTGTCCCCATTATTAATATTAGTGGCACTACCAACGCTAGTATTAGTCCCAGACGTACGCAACCTTAGCGTTCCTGCACTATCTAAACCAGATACTGAAATATTAAAAATTACTTGGTCACCCGAAGAGCCTAAGACGTGATTGGGCTTAGAGGTTTCTCTAATTAAACTTGCCTCTCCCGTAAATGAAACGGTAGCTGTTGTAGCTGTAGAAGATTGGGAAGTAACACTACCAGTCCCAGCGGCATTGGAAAAGGTAGGTTGTGCATTCCATCCAATTTGAGGTGTGGTAACAAAGTCTAACAATGCTCCAGAAGATACACCAGAAGCTGTAAAGTCACTTTCAACATTGTTGCTTCCTCTACGCACACGCACAACCTTGTTGTTACCTTGCTTGTCGTTGAGGTCTCTTAGAGAATATGCTGCTGCTGCCCCACCAACTACTTTACTTAGTAGTGGACGAGACTCACCCTTGCGGTCTGAATCTATTACTTGTGCTGTGCGGTCTACTGTGACTGTCTCTGTTAGCGGAAGCCCAGTAATCGTTACCTTGTACTGGGGTGAGCTAGGCATAACAGCCTCCCAAGGTCTGTCAGTGAAACCAGCTCCAGTATTAAGAAGTATCTGTGGGTCGGAATCGCTCTGGTCTTCAACTAGATACGAATAGCCATCTGTCTCATTAAAATTGCTGGGAGTAATAGTGCTAGCACCTCCCTGTTGACTCCAAGTAGAGTTTCCAGTGACAGGAGTCGAAGTAGTATATATCCCACTATTGACAGCATATCCCGCAACGGTTACTTGGATTGAGGTAGTATCGTCAGTAAGAGGGACTGTGCCCGCTGTCACCGTCATAGTTCTTACACCTGCAAACCTATCACGATTAAATGTGAAAGGTTGACCGTTTACCGTTAGGGTTCTATCTGCCATTTATATTAGTAAGAGATATTTGCACCTGTGCCACTTGAGCCAGTGTTGACTGTAGAGCGACGAATAGTTAGAGCAGAAGTACCACGCTTCTTAGAACTACTGCGGTTCTTAAGAGCTTTGTTCTCTACCGTCTTAGCCGTCTTAGTGGGAGGGGGAGGAGCGGCAGGTGGTGGAACTGGGTCTGGGATTTTAGGGGATGACATGCACATGGTATTATTCTTTCGTTAGGATATTTTCGTTTTGAATCTCGAATTGATGGGTAAGAAAGTTAATGACCGAGCGTTGTCCATTATGAAAGTCCATATCTCTTAATGACTTACTCGTATCAAAATCTTTTTGGGGAAAGTTTTCGACCAAAGCTTTGAGTATTTGTGGATGTATTGGGGGAAATGAGTCAGCCATAATTACCTTTCTTCTTGGTTCGATACTTCATATTCCCTCTTCCTTATGTCATCTAACGACTTAGGTAACTTACCATTCTTAATCCATTCTTCAGTTTGAACCAGACACATGGCGTTCCAAACGATAGCACCAGCGTGGTCTTCACTCTCATCCCCTTCGATGAATTGCCAGAGGTGTCTATACAAACTATCTATGTATCTACTGAGTGGAATACCCTTAGTCCAGTTGTCACGACCATACTTATTAGCTCCATCCTCAAAGCGTTTAGAGGCAGCTCGTAGTGCAGCGATGGGTAGTAACGAGGGTATCCCTTTTCCCTCCATCGCATCTCTCACTGCACCTGTGTCAAACTCTGAGCGTTTACCACTGTCAGGTAATGTTACTTTCTTGGTGTCCATAGTTTTATCTTTTTAGTTTCTAAGTTGTAATGTTGTTTCTGTAGGATGTAGGCTAGTCGTGCTGTGAGTAGGGCATCATCTTCTGTGAGGTCATGCTTCTTATACTCATCAACAACGGTCTTCCACGTAGCACCATTCTTATCTAATATCTTTTCTGCGGTCTTAATGCCAACACCCTTGAGACCTTTGTATCCATCAATAGCGTCACCCGTGAGTGTCTGAATAAGGTGGAAGCGTTTAGCTTGTTTTAACTTTGTAGTAGTGACCTCATCCTTCAAGTGGTTATACCAAGTGATGGGCAGTGTACCGAAGTCCTTGTCACCGCTCACCGCTATGGTATCCTTGGGGTTCCTAGTGCAGAGAACACCGATGAGGTCATCAGCTTCTAAGTCATTGACAATCAACCCGTTGTGATAGTCATACATATACTCAGTTAATCCCTTGATGCCCAACGGCTTACGCTTGTCGGAACGGTTAGCCTTGTAGGCTGGATAGAGGTCATGACGGAAGTTAGTCTTACTACTAATGCACGTAATGTAATCAGTAGCTTTTAACTTCTTCATGATACCCTCAACGAGTTCGTCTACCTTTGCGGTAGCGGCTGCCTCTGAAGAATGAAGTGTCCATATATCATCATCCCATTTAGTTTCCACCTCTGATGAAAACGCTGCACGATATATAATCATATCGCCATCTATCATTATTGTTTTACCGCTCATATTTCTTTTTTGAATGTTTCTAGTTTGGTTATAAGTTTGACTAAGTGAATACGCTGTAGCTCTAGACTACTGAGAGTTTGTTTAAGCTCATCAATCTTAACTTCTAAACCCAGCACAATAGATTCTTTTACTAAGTGTTCAGCCATTAGTGTGTATCCTTCCAGTTGTTTCCTGATTTGTATTCACCATCGAGAGGACACTTGAAGTTCAAGTCATCACCTGCTTTGGTAATTGCTTTGACAAATAACTCTCCAAGAACTGGAGCATCCTTAGCGTCGCAACTAAACTGCACCTCATCGTGAACATTGGCGTGCATCTCATAAGGCTTGGTTGCTTCTGCTACAAAGTTCACTAGGGCTTGTTTCATTATGACTGCACCTGCTGACTGCAATAGTAAGTTGAGTGCTGAGTGGGCTGAACGACAAGGTAACCTGCGTCCATCAAGACCGATGAGTGAACCGACTGATGTGACCTTAGCTTCGACTGCTGTTACTAGCTTGCTGTATGCTGGTAGGTTCTTCTTGAAGTTACCCTTGAGACGCTTGCCTTCCTTAGAACTACCACCAACAATAGAACCAATCTTGGCATCACCTGCACCATACAGTGTGGCATAGATGAAAGTCTTAGCTTGGTCTCTTGTCTCTAGTCCTGCTGCTTTTTGATTAGCAGTGTGGATGTCACCTTCAAGGATAGTCTTAGCATACTTACCGTTGTCCCATGGGTATAGATAGTGGGCAAGACATCGTAGTTCTAAACCACTAGCGTCACATCCTACTAATACTTTACCCTTTGGTGCAGTAAATAGTTCTCTACACTCACCACCATAGGGACTGCGGACGGATGGTACTTGAGCTACGTTTGGTGATTGATGAGTGCATCGACCACTGATAGCACCATTAGTATTTATACCACCATGTATCTTACCCTCACGCTCTAACTTAATCCAAGCTTGGTTACCTTCCATGAGTTGTCCAAGTCTTTTGGAGATGGTCAAGAACTGTAATAGTTTGAGAGACTCCTCAGTGTTAATGTCCTTAAGAACGCTTTCATTTATAGCAGGGCGCTTACCATCAAACGCGGCAGGCTTCCATCCTTGTTCCATTAGCCTAGTAGAGATTTGGTCGCGACTGTTGGGGTTGAATGGAATAGCTTTAGTTTTAAGGTCTCCCTTAACGCACTCGTTAGCTTTGTAGCCTACCTCTAGCATAGATTTCTTGGTAGGAAAGGGGTCACCATTTAGGTTCTGCCATTGGAAACTTTTAGTTTTTTCAATGACAGGAGGGAAAGCTTTTTGTAGCTCTGTCTCTATCTCGCACCTCTCAAGCATCAGTCTCTCCATAAGTTCAACAGCTTTTCTATTATCAAAAGGAAACCCGTTGTATTCTTGGAGACGCATTTGGGTAGCGAACTTATGCTCAAGCTCTATCATTTGTTCTGATGGATGTCTGCACTTTAACCACAGATACAAAGCAGAAGTCACACGAACATCTTGCTCGCAGTAATCTTGCATCTCTTGTGTCCACTGTGACCAGTCCGCTGTCTCACCATAGTTATCCTTGAGGATACCTAGTCGAGTTCCCCAAGCCTTGAGTGAGTGTGAGCCTATTAGCTTAGTGTCAAAGTCTACACGCTTGAAGTCATCGTTGCGTACATCTGGAAAGATGCACCGAGCTAACACCAAGGTGTCTATCACGTTGTCGTGAGTGAACCCATATAACTTCCGTAGGGCAGGGACATCAAACCCTATGACGTTGTGTCCTACAATAGTATTAGCGTTCTTTAACTTCTCAAGTCCTTCTTCAATGTTACCCGCTACTGTGCTGTAACTGCTCATCTCTTGAGTGTATGACTCGTAGATGGATAAACAATGTAGTGTGTCTAGGTCACTGAGTGTTGCCCAGTTTTTAATTCCGTTTGTTTCTATATCAAATGTCAGTGTGTTCATTTCAATTCCGTTAATCGTTCTAGTGGTAAGAGGATGCCCTTGCTGGAGTTCTTATCTCCACCTCGTTTATCCATACTGCTTCCCTTCATGGGTTCTATTATCTCTTTGAGTTTGGTTGTCTCAATAAAGATGAAAAGATTCTCGAACGCAAAGCACCAGTAGTCTGCCTCGGAGCGAGAGATACCAGAGGGCTTGCCCCTTGATTCATATTCAATATATAGGTTGCCAGTAGTCTTTGCTTTAAGGTCTCTTTTGACCTCAATCTTTTTGTCTTGTAAAAGGTCAGCAACTTGCTTCTCAGCAACTTGTCCCACCTTGAGGTCGTATCTGAAGTTTGAACAATATTCCATAATTTAAAAGTAATTTTCACCTGTCTCTCCCTCTATAAACTTTTCCTCTGTTAGTCTTCCTGTCTCCACTTGCCACCTTAAGTTGCAAGCAACACCAGTATCACCACTGAATCTATTCTTCAGGACTCTTACTGATGTGAGATGTTTACTCTCTACGTCTTGTTGGTTCCGCTCTAAACCAATAACCATATCGGAGAGTTGTGCGATACCAGCCGACCCACGTAGTTGTGCTACCGATGTGGTTGCACCGTCCTCGTGTCCTCTACCTTCAGGTCGCTTCAAGTGACTGACAAGTATGACACCTATCTTACACTCCTCAACCAAGGCACGAAGCTTGGTCATTAGGTTGTCTATCATTCTACGCTCATCACCTTCAGAGCTACCTGAGATAACGATTGAGATGTGGTCGAGAACGATGTACTCAACATCTAATGACTTAGCCATGTAGCGGATGTGACCAACTAGTTTGTCCCCTTCGATGGAACCCCAGTGGTCATACAAAAAGAACCTACCGTTACCTACAGTGGCTTCGTAGGCTGCTCTGTATTCTTCGTTATCATCGAAGTTATCTAGGTGTAATAATTTATTGAGATGTAAACCAATGATACCATTGCCAGTTCTCTCAACACTTTCTTCTAGTGCAATGTATCCTATCTTCTTATCGGTGGTGGTCAGTATGTTGTAAGCTACCTCTTTACATATCTGTGACTTACCAATACCACTACCAGCACAGAAGGTAATTATCTCACCTGTGCGGATACCTCTTGTCATTTTGTTCAAGCCCTCAAAAGGATAAGGGATAGACTCAAAGTTCTTAGGTGAGGTAAGCCTTTCATATAACTCATCTCCACCTACGATTGCATCCAGTCCCCACACCTTGGCGTTCCATATAGCCTTTAGTATTTCTTTGGGCTGCTCGGCTAACAACAGTTCATTAGCATCCTTCATGGGTAGGTTAGCAATCTTACATTTACCTGCTGGTATAATGTGAGCGACATCTTCCATGCCCTGCTTGCCCGCCTCATCAGAGTCAAACATAAGCACAATCTCTTCAAACTTATTCAACCATTCAAGTTGACGTTTGAATAATGACTTAGCGCTCTGCACTCCTGAGCTAAGAGAAACCACTTCCCAAGTGTTATTCTGAACCTGACTAACTGTAAGACAATCTATCTCACCCTCGGTAATTACTAATCGTTTACCACCATTGGGGAATAGGTGCTGTCCGAAGAAGTGAGTAGGAGAACCGTTACACTTAAACTTCTTATCAGCGTAACGATATTTTTGGGCAACGACTTTTTTATTTAAGTCACAATAGTTGGCGATGTGGACGGTCTGTCCATTAACTTCTCCTATTCTATAGTTGTATTTCTTACAGGTCTCTTCATGAATACCTCTCTTGGGAAGTGGCATGATTTTACCCTTAACGAAATTGTCTTCTACCTCTCCAACAACAGGGTCATTGGTGGAAGTAAAGTCACCACACGAATAACATTTAGTTGTTCCGTTGGTATTTAATGTAAGTGCGTCACTGCTGCCACAGTCTGGGCAAGGTTGGTGTGTTTTTAGTGGTGTTAAATCATCCATGTGTTTGGTATTTCTTTGTGACACCACATGAATCCATGAGTGTCACACCATTGTGCGTATGTTGTTTTACTCTTTCGACTAAGAGTGTTGTGTGCGTTCTGAAATACAAATCTGATGTCCAACTCTGGATGACACTCTTTAACGAGCTTGTGTTTCGTCCTGTCGCTGGGTAGAAAATAACCTTTAACTTCAAGTATTACTCCATTAGGTAAAATAAAATCAGGTTTGTAGTGGCTTGTCCTATAATATTCCAATCGCAGAGTTTCGTAGGAGAAAGCAACCTTCGCATCTTTAAGTGCGCCAGCTACTCTCTCCTCGAAACCTGAACGATAGGGAGATTTAGAACGGTGCTGTTTCCGATGATGTCTCATTCGTTTCCGTAAATGTTTCGTTGAAGGATTCCCCTGTATATCCCCCATCACTTTTACCGAAACCGTAGCTGTCAGAAGACCCACCACCATACTCAACCAACTCCATAATTTGGATTGCCTTGAGGCGTAGTGTGTATCCGAACCCTTGACTTGGGATGAACCAGAAGTTTGGCTCAACAGCAAGTTTAAGTTCAGAACCACTACCTACTTTTGGTGTGGCGATTTTACTTCCTTGGCTATCAAAGCAGACAACAGTGAACTCAATGAGTCCTCTTGTTTTAGTCTGCCTTTGAGCTACCTGCTTGGCAAAAATCTCATAGTCCCCATCAGGAGTAATCCTTACTGGTTTGTTTACTGACTTCTTCAGCTTCTTACCATGAGCTTTGCACTCAGCGTCGAACGCTGCGTCATATAATTTATCGATGCCCAACTCAAAAGCTTTGAAGTCGTCCTCACTGATGTGAAGCTTGCAAGAGTACAAGCCGTCTTCGTTGAACTTAGTGTCAGGTGTATCGATACGTGGGTAAACTGCTTTACCCTGTGGTGTTGTTATTGTATTTGCCATAATTTATTTGCGTTCCTTTCTGATTATTAGAATTAATTGCATTAGCTAAAAAAGTATTCACTGTCCTTGAGTTGTGTGAGGTCAGCGTTCCCGTAGGCAGGCGGGTCTGGGAATGTTATGTCGATGTTGTTAACTTCTAATTGATGTTTCCAATCTTGGAGGAGGTCAACACTAAACATCTCATAGAAGACATTGCGTATAACCTTACTCATCTTGTCGCAGTTCGTTGAGTGCGTTCCATAGCTGTCATGCACCATACTGAAATCGTATATGTCTTCTTGTTGGTTACACTGAATGACTGACTTGTGTAACGCAGCGCCATCTAGTGCATGAACAAAGTTAGGACTGACACCATTGGATTGTTTCCTTGATGAGATTTCATCCTTGGTATCATAGAAGGTTACGTGTGTAGCAGTGCCACCAATCCAAGTGCTTATCTTTTTCTCGTGTAACTTGTGATACTCTTGATGCACTGGGAAACCACTTGGACTTACCCAACTCATTGGACGTTGTTTTTCTGAGATGAGTCTAGAACATTCTTGGAACCACTGCATACACTGCTTAGGTCTATCTAGGACTGACTCAATACCATCCCATACAAGTGTAGATAGATAGTGGATGGCTTTATACTTTATGCCTTCGTCAAAGCGTGGCTTGGTTTTATCTTTATGAATAGTCTCGTCATACCAGTCATTGATGTAGGCACGATTAGAGTATGGTGTAAGACCATAGCTGTAACACATGACAGGACGCTTAGTTGTCTTGCGGTCTAACCCAAAGTCTAACCATTGCTGACTGAACGCAACGCCTTGTTGCAGGTCTATCTTAAGTTGCTCAACAACCTTGTCGGATACCACTCGGTAGATGTCAGCAGGTGTGCTGGTTGGGAGAACATTAGTTGCTTGCATCCCATACTCATCACGAGTGAGCATTGAAAGTATCTGCAATCCATTGTTGGTGGCATCCATGTTCACAGGTAAGAAGCTATCTATCTTCTTGTTGACCATGTAGTTACGCCACTCAAAGCACCACGCTAAGAACTGCCAAGGACTGGCTGCCTCTGTCCACAGTAGGTGGTCGGTAGGATTCTGGGCAATGTCGATTGCTATCTTGCCAAAGTCGTAAGCCCACTTAACGCGGTCATCAAGTGATACCTTATCATTACCAAAGGTGTTCGCTCCGTGTATGGCTAACCAACGTGCATCCTTCTCGTTCTTAATCTTACAAGACCGATAGAACTGCAAGAGTCCTCGTGACATATCAGTGCCTTGAATACCAAGGAAAGCAGGGACGTTGTAAACCCTACCTCTGAAGTCACAGTTACTAGGATAGAAGAAACGATTACCTTTTAGTTTCTCTGCTACATATAAAGTCTTGGACGTGAGCAGTCTCTTACTACGTGTCGATAGGTTGCGACCATAGATACCTGCGGCAGTCCTTCTCCATGTAGTATTACTATCAGGGTTGTCATGAAAGTCACTAGGAATATCTGGTAGTTCTTCATCCTCTCGGCTAGGTAGCTCACCCACTTGCACATTGTTTTTCCAAGCCCAGTCCATCACCTTGTAAACATTATCGTTCACTGTCCAAGGTGTATTCTGAATAAGGTTACACGCTTCCATCGGTTCTTCTAGCTTACCTTTGATGGAACGAATGTAATCCATGTTAGTGGACTTGATAAATGGAAGTTTGGGAAGATAGGTGTCGGAGGAGCTGTACCCACCTTCCCAAACAGACTGCCAAGGTGTTGGGAGTTCCACGCTTGGTAGCCAGAACGGTTCGAGGAGTTCACGGTCGGTGTTATAATCCTCAATCCATTGTAGTGTTTCTTTCGTTGCCGTTACATATCTAGTTGGGGACTTCTTCTTGCGCTTCCCATCTTGAACATAGATATATTCTATTAACCCAGTGCTTACCCTGAGTATCTCTACTAAGTTTAGACCACAACTTAATCTATCTCGTTGTCTCCACCCCTCCCATTCTGGCATCAAACCCTTCTCGGTTTCATGGAGCATTGAACGTCTGATGTGCCGCCTTGTATTACCAAGACCACCTCGTTTACGCTTTGCACCCAAGATGATGCCTTCACCCTTTTCGTTGTTCTTAACTAAGAACGAACATCTTATTTCATCTTCAACTCGTGCGCCTACAAAGGCAGCTACGCTGCTCATTGGTTTACGCAAGGTAATGCTATCGATGACTGCCTTGATTGTTATGAACGCAATCACAGGTGCTTTAGCTTTTACAATATCAATCTGCCACCTAGCTTTAGTCTTTGGTTTCTTCCATGTGATAAAAGAATCTTCAATGGCTTTCGCTAGTAGTGGTAACGCTCCTCGCATCAATCTCTGCCCATACTTTGTCTCTCCCTCAACTTCACGCGCCTTGGCACTTTCGATTTTATTTCGATAGCGACCCTTGCCAATTTCTGACATATCAGCGTTAAGTTTTTGTTGATTTAGCATAAGTGTGATTGTCCCTATACGGACACCAAAATCAAATTACTTTCATAAATGAAATAGATATTTGGACTAGTGTATAGGGTGAGTTTTATATAGTTTCAGATGTGTTATTAATTTATCTAAATTCGTAGTCTAGTGCTCTATCCAGCTGAGCTACGAGCGCATTTGGTATTCTCTATTTAATTCAAGGACTTATACCTTAAAAGTCCATGACCAGAAAGTAAAAGCAGGGACAAAAATAGGTCATGATTGTCTGTGATTTGTCCGTGGTTTGTCCCTAACTTTTGTATTTTTATATTAGTTAACGTCACTGTCGTTACCTTTATCAATTAATACTCGTTCACTGAGTCGTTTAATCTTAGACTTTAAACCCTCGATGTCGTTATTAAGAGTCTCGTTTTGTTTTGTCAAGGCATCACAAGCCTTGGTCATAGAATTTAGTCCTCGTGTTAAAATACTTTCGGTATCAGGTGCGTATAGTGACTTACTTTTTTTTGCTGGCATTTTTAGTTTTAGGTTTGGTTTTAGGTGTCTTGCGTTTGGTCGCTTGCTTCAGTAGTATTGTGGATGTTCTCATAAAGTGTTTTCTTTTATTGAATTAAGTGCGTCTCGAGCGTCAAGTAAATTAGTCGGTATTAACTTAGCGTATATCAAAGTGGTTTGAATTGTCCTATGACCCATCCACTTCTGAACAACCGCTAGGCTTATACCTCGTTGCACCATTCGTGATGCACAGGTGTGACGTGTAAGGTAGAACACAAAGTCTTTATCAGCAACGTGAGTGTGTCCTGAAGCTGCTCTAACCCAATCCCAGTTCTTTCTTATCTCTTGCTTGGTAAACTTAGCAAAAGGATAAACAGAACCATTGTCTAACTTTTGGTAGGCACTATATGCTTTTTCAGTTAAAGGCAGGGTGCGCGGTAACGTCGTGCCTGATACATCTTTAACCATTTTCACATCAACAACCCATTCTAGCTGGTCATCTTTTCGTATATCCCTGCTATGTATGCCTCGTGCTTCGCTCGGTCTTATCCCTGTGTATAGTAAGAAGATGAAGAAGTTTTTGAAGTCTTTCTTACCATGCTCCGAAAGTAAATCTATTATAAGATTCTCGTCCTCTATGTTAAAAAACCTCAATCGTGCATTGTTTCCAACCTTTGGGCGGTCAATCTTAGGTTTTACCTTGAGGTAACCGCGGTCGTTAGCAAATCGCATGCACTTACTAAGCGTCGATAGCTTACTGTTGACGGTCGATGGCTTGTTGCCCTTGTTTTGCAGGTGCATTATGAAATCATCAATCTTCTCAGTCGTGATGGAGTCCAAAGGTGTCATAGGAAGGAAGAACTTCTCAATAATCTTCATGTTTACTAGACTTAGTTCTTCGGTAGGCTTATTCTGCCAGTATTTAACAAAGGTTTTATCCATCATGTGACCTAGCGTGTATGCCTTTGCCTTTTCGACTGCCTCAAGAGGTTTCCCATACTGGTGCTGCCTACGTGTCTCTATTTCAAACGCTTGTGCATCTATCTCGGTGTCGAACTGTCTTTTGATACGCCTCCCGTCCAACATGAAGTCGGCTAGGAACTTATTGTGATTTACTCTTACTGCCATGTGTGTCCCCCAATATTTCTATTATGTGTAGTTTAAGTGCGTTTCCCTTGTCGGTAATTGATACGCTTTTCTTTCGTGTGTCTTCGGTGTCCATTGATAATGTAATCATGTCGCGGTCACTTAATACTTTTAGGCTTCTGGTGACTCCGACTGCTGATAGTTCTAGGTCTTTGATTATGGATTGAAAGTAAATAACACTGCGTTCAGACTGGTAAAGATACGCAAGCACCTTTACGTCTCTGAATGAGTGGTGTCCTATATATTCATCAACCTTGTCGATTAAACCAATGAGTTTTAAAACAGACATTTTTTATTCTCCCCTCGCTATCGCTGTAGATAACTAATGTAAATAAATATGGTATTGTTATTATTCTTGATACTTTAATTTTAGTCTTCGGCATCTACTAGTTATCTCCCATAAACTTAATAGTTTCGTATTTGAAACTGTTTCAGATTTGAAAACAAAAGTCAATAGGTGTTATGCTTGCCCCTTTTTAGGTGTCGGTAAGTCAAAAACTCCTAGTATGTAGGCACTTACGACTGGTGGCTTAGTGTATCCACGTTTTGCCCAAAATGCTTTCCAGTTCTGGTCTATGTGCTTTTGTTCATTGTTATTTAGGATGGTCGATGGTCTATGCACCTTTACTGGCACGGCTCGGAATAGGTTTCGTCTGTTTTTAACTCTCATGTGTATTGTAAGGTGATGATGCGCGGTTACGGAAGCACTTTTGCCAGTCTTCCAAGGTGTTGAACTCAAGTTGCCTGTCCTTCTCACGAATGATGGCTCTTAGCTGTTTATTTTCAAACTTGAGGCGTTCTATTATCTCAGTAATAGAGCGAGGTGATTCATTCCATACATTAAAGCTCATTTTCTCTATGTGTTAATTGTGATTGTTCAACGTGGACAAAGTAATCTTGTCCCTCTTCAGGGTCAGGCTCCTCGCTCCAAGCTATGTAGTCTTGCACGAAATCGTGGATTTCAGGTGCTAGGTCTTGTTTCGTGAGGTGTCCTGAGAAGACGGAGACATCATCTGAACTGTCTCCAGCCTCCCGCATTGATAGTATTGTGATTTTCTGCGCGCTCATAGGTTTTCCATGATTACGGTTACAATTAGCAGGATTCCTGCGACGATGATGCACGAGAACACAATAAATGCGCTCTCGGTTTGGCTGTCTGTTTTTACTAGCTTGTTTGGTTTGTGTATTTTCATAGTGGTCGTGTGGTTAATTATTTAGGTCTGTCAGCTCTTGTCTAGCTTCTTCGTATGTCTCAGATGTAGGGTTGCCATTCGGTTGCATTGCTTCACCTCCAAAACCATTATCCTCAATGTATTTAATGATTTCTGCGTGGGATGGTTTTATTTTGTCTTGTGTTTTCATAGTGGTCGTGTGTGTGATTAGAGTTGAAGCTTATGCAAGGCATAGCAAGCGCAAAGGATTGCAGTTATAATGCTGGCACTGGTGCAAATTGCTAAGATTTGATTGTCTGATAGTTTCATGGTTTGTTTGTGGGTTATACCCTTTCGAGTAGTTCATATTTTAAAAGCTCAACTTTAGAGTTAAGCACTTCCATTGTTTCCTCATACGAAAGGTCAAACTTACTTGCTGCGATTGCTATGCTTTCAGCTATGCACTCAATTAATAAGGTGTCTGATTGCCTAGCTATAATGTCACAAATAGCTTTACAGTCTTTTCTTACATTATCGTAATCGTTATATTTCATGGTTAGTTTTTGTGTGGTTTTTGATTAGTTATTTAGGTCTACAAGGTGCTGGTATGCCGTCTTGACCGTCCAGCCCTTAGAGTGTGCTTCAAGTGCCTTGTCGCGGCTATAGGTCTCTGCTTGCTTTGTGCCTTTCGGGTGAGTGCAGACCCATGAATTGCATGGGATTACTGATGAGTGTAATTCTGGGAAGTCTTTTGGTGCTTTCATAGTGTGGTCGCGTGTGGTTTGTGTGATTAGATATAAGCGGAAACTTTGTCATAAGAACAGTTTAAAATACTAGCTAAGTGCGCCTTGTCGGCTTTGGCTTGTAACTTATTCCATTTGTCGGCTCCCGCTTGTGTTTTAAATCCATCACTCAAAGGCATCCAATGTTTGCCTCCCGTGTGTCCGATGCAATACCAGAGTTTGTCGTTTGGATTTTGTGTGACTTGGTTTGCCTTGTATTTGCTTTTTATTATTAGGTTTTTCATAGTGTGTGTGTTTGTGTGTGGTTAGATTATTTCTACAATCCATGCAAGACCATAGGTTGCACCGTTGCCAAGTTTAAACTGCAACTCTTTTTCTGCTGTTGCACGTGTTGTGAATCTTTCAGGAAATAGTTTCCCGTCATGCCTTTTAATTGCGTATTTCATAGTGTGTGTTTGTGTGTGTGTTTGTGTGTTATTGTGTGTTATTAGATTAGAGGCGGAACAAGGTGCGTGTGTCTACTAGAGAGCCTTTGACATAAAAAGAGGCAATAGCTTGTTCGCTGTTATATTTAATTTTAACGTTGTGTTTGTTTTGAATGCACAATAGGCGCATTTGCTCGATAAATTGTGCAAGTGTTGCGTGTGGTGTGGTGCGTGTTTTCATAGTGTGTTTGTGTGTGTTTGTGTGTTTGTGTTTATTTGGATATCTTGCGATTATAATCTTCAATCAATATGTCTTGTAAAGCTCTGATTTCCTGTTCGGCGCAGTCATCTGACTCAAGATACTTTAAGTCTAATACTCGACCAATTTTAGAGGCAAGCATTGTGCAGTTTATATAAGCGGATTGTTTTGAGTATGTCATAGTGTGTTTTTGTGTGTGTTTTTGGTGAAAGTTAAACCATCAGATATAAGAAATATCCGAAAAGCAACCCTATTAATATGCAAAGTGGTAGCTCTATAAAGAGGTATATTTTTATTGGTTTCATTGTGTGTTTGTGTGCTAGCAAGGTAAGCGGTAAGTGAGAGAACAAGAGTCGGAATATACAAGCTTATAACCCGCGTTTTCAAGTCTCGTTTTCTTAGCTTCCGCTTTCTTTAGTTCGGCTTCAGTAGGGAACATAGAAATATGCACGCGACTGGTCGTTGTTTTGATTTTTATTGGTTTCATAGTGTGTTTGTGTGTGTATTAATAGATTGCCCGTTAGTGGACACCCTAAAGCCCGCTCGACGAATTAACGAAGGCGGGCAAGTGGATTAAGTGAGTGCCTTTATATTTCTGTAACCTCAATTAAGCCCTCTTCATTAATACGCCATTCATTAGCGAGCATATCGAGTAAGCCGAAAGCATACGCTTTACGCCCTCCCCAAGCGCTGAGCGGCTCGCCCGTTCCTAATGAGTGTTTGAAGGGCACTTTGTATCCGTAAGGCTTCAGCGCGTCGTATACTGTTTTGTGTGTAGTTTTCATAGTGTGGTTGTGTGGTTTGTGTGTGTTTGTGGTTGTCTCTTCAGCACTGGTAGCCAACCCAGTGGACGCTCGAAAGCGTTTCGACATTTAGCGACTGAGCTTCTCAATATCGCGAAGGTTCTCAATATGTTCGTTAGCCCATTCCAAGATGCGCTTTGCGTCTTTTTGTGAAATTGTAACACCCGTGTTGCCTATGTGCTCTGCTATACCCAGTGCATTGCCGATAATTGTGTCGATTCCTAGGAGTGTGTTTTTGATTTGCTTTGATATTTTCATAGTGTGTTTTTGTGTGTTATTGATTGTGTGTATTTGATTAAAGGATGGATGCGATTTCCTCCGCTTCCTCAAATTTGCGTCGCACTTGTGATTCAAGCTTTGACCATTTATTCAAGAATCCCTCTACGTGTTTCGTGTCTGCCCATCCATGATTTTCCATGTAGTCCTTTTGAGCATTAATCATGCAAGTGGAGGTAGCTTGTTCTGCGTTTACACGTCCTACCGTGACCATGTCCTCAAAGGTGAAGCCCTCAAAGATGGACGGTGTATTTAGAATTGCTTTAACTGTTGGTAATTTATTCATAGTGTATTTGTTTTTGTGTGTGTTATTGATTGTGTGTATTTGTGTTTAGCTGAATTGCTATGTTTAAAAGTTATTTCAGATTGATTGCATAAGTCGAGAACTATTTTCACCGTGTTGCTTAAGGTGTTGATATTCAGTGATATTTAAATGCAAATAAAAAACAAAAACACGCATTTCCACAAATACACGCATACAAAAACAAGCAATCATCTCGACTAGTCCACTGAATGAAAACCAAACAGTCCACTGAATAAAATCGCTAGAATCTACCAGCAATAAATATAATATCTAGAGCAACCCTATCAAACATAGACACCCCCCGTCATTCACGGACAAAGCACGGACAGATATATATATTATAGACCCCATTGGGGGTAAAAGTTTTTCCACATATATACGTATACCCCTTCAGATTTTTATAGCAAAACCAAGGGTGTACTCGCAGCACACATAGAAAGACCCCCTAGAGAAAACACACAATCCCTAGAGGGTCAAACACACTATATAACACAAACAAAGTTATCTTTAAAAGTCTTCGTAGCTATCTTCATCATCTAAATCCTCGTCCCACTCGATGTCAACCTCATAATCTTCACTAGGAAGGAGGGCATCTGTAACGACTTTATTAGCGATAGCAGCTAACCCTAGGGCAGCAAAGCTGTTGTTATACTCAACCTCACACTCATGGGGTTTGTCAGCAGCCACTATCAGGTAGTTCTCAAAGTGTTCTCCAAGTATCACCTGACATTGCTCTATTGGGGTTAATTCATCATCCATATACACTTAAAGTTCACTAATAGTCTCATTCATATTAAATACCTATTAACATAGTCAAATTATGATTATCACTTATTATCACTTTAAGTGTACCATAGGGGCTATTTACCCCTCCTATTCCCTCTGTCTTGTAAGTCTTTGATATTACTACTGTTATGAATGCACCCTAAATCCAATTATTAACACCTATAGACCCCTTATTTCTCTTATGGAATGTGTTCTCAAACTCTAGGAGTTGTTCTTTAATAAGGTCTTGTTTTCTTTCTTGCATCTTAAGGTCAACATCTTGGTTCATTTGTTCTACCCAATAGCTGACAGCCATAGATAGAGCATCAAGTCTATCATCATGAGTAATAGCCCCACGGTCTCTTGTTATACGAGACATCTGGTAGAACAGTTGGTACTTTAGTTGTGCTTCTGGTTTATATGAGCTGCAACTATCGTAGTCCTTACGGATAACCTTAGGGTCAACTACGAGCTTATGGTTAGCCATTACAGGCTCTAGGGTCTCAATGATGCGTAGTTCTTTTTGTTTAGAGTGACGGACTTCTTCTATGGTGCAGGGGTAAACCTTATTTAGAATGGGTCTAAGTAGTTCAACGAACATACCATCACCGAAGTTAGACTCGACTATGATAGCGTTTACTTTGTGTTCCTTGGCTATCATTGTTAAATTCTTAAGGGTAGCCTCGTCGTAGCCCCCAGAGAGACCACCTGCTTCTGGGACAAATAGTGTACCATTGAGCATCTTAACGACGGCATATCCAGTCTCATCCTTACCACGACCAGATGGGTCAATACTAAGGACACTGCCTGTGAACTCTACGTGGTCACCTACGGTGGTCATAGGGCGGTAGTATCTGTCACCTGAGAGTCCGACGTTAGGGATGCTACCATCATACTCAAGGTCAGGGGAGGCAGCCCACACAAGTTTCTCAGGTGCTACCTCTTTATCAATAGGGGTAACGATGAGGTCACTGAGTTTTAGGGGGTATCTATCGACATCACTCAAGCGTGCATCCAGCATGAACTGCATGGCAAAACCAGCGGAACCATAGGATATTTGTCGTTCTCGTAGGTCGATGTTAGAAAAGCGGGTGGGTTCAGTAGAGTCTCCTTCTTTCTCAGAATCAACGCATAGATGGCTCACGTTGCCGTTGTAGGCGTTTTCGTGCTTAGTTGGAGTAATGTATTGCGCAGTCCATACGCGCGTCTTGTAGCCCCTCTCAGACAGCTTATAATAGATTGTGTCTTCACACTGGGGTGTTCCTAGGACTAATATCTTAGCGTTGTCGTCAGGTTTGAGGATAGCGTCGAACTCTTTGATTTGTTCTGACAGCTTGTCCCTCATGGTTTGGGTAGCACTATTGTTGGGTACTTCCACGTCGTCTGCTACTATGATGTCAGCACGACTACCTGTTAGCTGTGAAGTGACCCCAAGCGACTTGACGGAGGGTGCGTGTGAGGCTGGAGCGAGTCCAACATCAAAAGATATCTTAGAGAATCTCTGATTTGGCTTAGGTCGCAGGTGCTCGAGGATAGCAAGTTCATGGATAATCCTAAGCGTAAATGTCGAGAAATCGTCCGCTCTAGTCTTAGAAGCCGAGATAACAAGGATGTTCTTTCGAGGGTCGAGGAGCAACTGGTGTACAACAAAAGCAGAGCATATCCACGACTTTCCAACTCCTCGGAAACCCTGTATAATAGCTCTTCGGTCTCCTGATTGCATAAAGGAAGCAATCTCATATTGGATAGGGGTAGGGTCTGGAAGGTTTAGTTCTTTCCATACAATGTAAAGGAAGTTACGAAAATCCTTTAACTGTTCAGGGACTTCCATTAATCGTTATAGGCTCGTATCACTTTGTCTACAGCGTCATCTTTAAATGGTAATACTTTTACTAACTCATTCATAGGGTTGTCGTTGGTTACTGTAGCGGAGATGTTATTATCTTTGAGCATCTGCCGAGCAGCGTTAAGGTCGCTAGGGGTAGCGTTGCCACTGTTGATACGGCTGATAAACTCATCAATAAGAATATCCTGTAAGTTATTAAGTTTAAGGGACTTGTCACTCATTATTTTAATTCCTTTATGATTTTAATTACTAGATAGATAAACGAGGCGAGACCTACAAAGGTAGCCACAAGAACATTAATATCTGCTAATGTTAGAGTGCCGAGGATACCCATGAATCCGACAAGTGAGGGGAAGTGTTGTGATTCCATTATGGGGTTATCTCTGTAATGGTTATAGATGAAGCATAAACTCCCCCATAAACTCTATTTGTATTATTAGTTCCATTAAAAGTAAAATTATTAGTATGAGAACCAGCTCTAACTTTGAAAGTAGTAGCACTAGTTGTTCCTGCTATCATGAAATGCTTAAAGGCTATAGTTGTTTGTCCAGTTCCAGTTGGGTGGAAAAAACCCATTGCGGCTAAAGCACTAGCCGTACTATCTTGAAACAAAGCAACAGTTACAGCAGCAGCAACAGTAGGACTTCCACCAACCACAACTTCTATTAATAATTTACTTGTTGCACTTGTTGGTGTAATTTCTAAAGTCATAAATTCTCCACCCTCAGTATTTTGAGGTATGGAGTCATCATTTGTTATAGTAGAAGTTGTGTGAGCTACCGCACCTGTTTGAAAATGTTTAACCTGTAAAACTTTACCCGCACTAACATTTGTAAGTTGACTTCCATCAACCGCAGGTAGTTTAGCAGTGCCATCGAGTTTTACTAGGTTGTTCGCACTTGTTCCCACACCACTAGCAAGTTTACTGTCAGCAATACTACCCGCAAGTTTATCTTGGGTAATACTTCCTGCAAGTTTATCGTTAGTGATACCACCAGCTAACTGCGAGTTGACTACGTTACCTATACCGCTACCACCTTCAGGGTCAGCATCTTCTGCTACCTCTTGTGCCACAAACAGTCCTTGTTGGTAAGCCGTATCAAGGTCACTCTCTGACAACCTTGAGCCGTTCTGGAAGTCTATCAATGGTTCCGTTGTGGAAGAACGAAACACTCGTATCGTTGAGTAAGCTGTTGGTGTAGCACTCAGAGTGACTGTTGTCGTTCCTCTTGAGGATATTGTTAGTTCTGTCCATGTGCTTCCATTTAATCCTTTTATGCGGATGTCGTTGATGCTTAGAAACTTAGTGGGTGCAGTGAAGGTGGTCTGTCCGAAGGCGTTAGTGCCTGTGCCAGTTCCATTGCTTGCGGTTGTATATTCAACATATGAGTTTGCCATTGTATTAGGGGGTTAGAATTTAAAAGATTGGTTTTGGTAATTTAGTGTTCAAGATTTCATCGCCTTGGAATTGTAGTTTTAACATATTATCATAAAGGTTCTCATTTTCTTTATTAACAAAGCGACCTAAAAGTGAAGCGTCTTCACGCATCATTTCTTTAATCTCTCTGTGTTTTTTATTAAGTAATTGTCCAAATTTTAAAATACCTTTGTTTCTTGGCGTGCCTTTATCGTTAGGTATACTAAGATTTACGTCGGTCAAATATTGCCCAGTAGAGTATGTATTAAGCTCCATTTCTAAGGTAGATTGTCTTAATCGTTCTGCGAAGTGCTGATGTAATGTAACACCGCTTTCATCACGCCACTCGTGCATATTACCTTCAACATAGAAGCCAGCATCTAGTGAGGCATCTAGTACCTTTTCGTGGTCAGACGCAATAACATTTTGATAAGGTTTTCTCTCTATTTCTTTAGGAGACGCAAACCTGTTCCAAGTATGGTGTATGGTTCTATCATTTGTTACGAATTGACCTGCAATGTCCACCTTACGGTTTGGAGTAGCTTTCCCAAAGGAGTAGTACATAATTCTATCACTAAATGTACCCCCCTTTAATTCACTTATAGTGTCTTGAGCCGTAGCGTAGCTAGTGACTTTCCTAATCCATGAAGGAACTGGTAACGCATAACTAGATGCAACTTTAGCAACCATAGCGCTGAATCTTTCGTTGCTTCCTGAAAACAAACCATCTAGGTCTGCAAGTCCCTGTGATGTAGGTAGTTCTCTCGATGCGGTTTTAAGTGACTCTAATATTAATGTAAGTCCACTTAGGTCGTCCGAAAGTTGATTGTTCTTTTTAGCTCGCATATACCTCCCAAGGTCAGCAGAGAAAGCCATTAATAAATTTACTGGAACCGCTGCACGATAATCCATTCCAAACATTGTGAAGTCTTTTACCTTATCTCTGTTCTTTCTCTTCTGGTCGGCAGTCATCCAAGCATTTGTGCCTGTGGCTTTACCCATATAACCTGCGGCAAATGCCGCGCTACCTAAAGATAGTTGTATCACAACATCAGTAAGAACTTCTTTGTTGTGGTTAATTCTACGAAGCTCTGCTCTCTTTATACGATTATCTAAATTAATAGATTCTAGTTCTTTGTCTCTTATCCACTTTTTACTTTCAGTCGGTCTCCCTGCTTCTAGTTTGGCAATAACATCCTTTTGTTTGTTAGCTAATTGCTTTTTGATGCCCACGTAAGGATTACCCACGGCAGGTATGCCCGTGTTAGTAGCTCCTAAGACACGCAACGGATTTGCTAGGGTAGCTGATTTAACAACCGAACGAACGCCAACTTTATAGAAGGGCATAAACAATTCGATTACAGCACCAACAACCATACGCTTACCGTCTCTATCGTCGTTCAACATCCCTGAGATGGGTTTGATTAAGATTTGTTCTGTTAAGTTTTGAGCAACATCTTCTAGGTCTCCGTGTGATGCCATCAATAATGCGTCATCAATTCTTGAAAAGTCATCGGCTAGTTCATCAACTTGAGCTAATACTTTAAAACCATTAGCATCTCTTAACCAACTATTTAGGAGTTTATCGGAATACTCTTTAGCTTTGGCAGGGTCACTTGGATGGTTTAATAAGGCTTTCTTTCGTGACTCGGCTCGTGCCGCTGCGAATCTGAGTTGCCTTTTAAACGTAGCATCCACACCAATAATGCTTCTCGCTCCCCAGCTTAGGAATGGTAGTATTTTACCTAGTGCCAACTTTTCGTTAGCCCATGCAATTGTTGCATCTTGCCCATAAGCTGCTCGCTGTGCTGTTTGACGGGCATTAGTAACAACACCATCTAGACCCAGTGGGGTTATCTCTCTTGCGGCTGACATTTTAAAGTCATCCCCAAATCTAGTAGAGGAACCATAGCTAGGGTCTTGTCCTGTTTTGTAGGCTCTATAAAAGTGTTTCCAAGTGTCTGCCTTAAACAAACCCATCATCGCTTCGCCAGCCGCTTCTATTTCAAATTGTGCTGCCTGTGCTTCTAAATCAGTTTTAGCTAGCGCCTTTCCTATGTAGGCTTTAGGAAATAACTTTATCATTTCAAATGCGCCCGTAGGTAAGGCAGCCATTGCAGAAGTAGGTGAGTTGACCATGCCTAACTTACGAAGGATACGTGCGGTTCTAAATAGCTTTACACCAACACCTGCGTTCTCCATCTCTGCTTCACGATAAACATAATCGTAAACATCATCCCAAAGTTTAGCTTTAGCTTCTAATCGTATTTGCTTCTTTTCATCATCAACGATTTTCTTTAAGCGTTCTCTAAATAATTTCTTTGCCGCTCTTTGTCGTGCTTTAGCCTCATTAATTTTCTTGTTAAGAGATTCTTTAGGTTTATTTCCTTTACCGCCAACTTCAAGTTGCATCTCAGCAGGGTCATTACGGGCAGCTATCTCAGCTAAACGGGCAACCTCCAGTTCTTCCTTAACAACTTTCTCTGCTTCACGCTTATACCTTTTAGCGTTAGCAATACTATTCTTAAGTCGTTTAACTTCAGGGTCTTCTGCTTTCTTATTACCCTTGCTTCCTTTAGCTTCTTCAGGTGACCTACCAGAAATATTTGGTAATAGTTCATCTAATTGCTTTTGAAGTTTTGCAATGCGTTTATCTAAAGCAGAAACAACTGGTGATACTGTAGGTTCATCTACATCAGCATTAGAACCACTATCAATTTCTTCGTTCTTCTTTCCCGTTTTGGGATTAGGACTTTCTTCACCTCTGGGTTGCGGGGTGTCTTTAGGTGGTGTAGGTGTTTCATCTACCTTCTTTTGAATTGCATCTAAAAGGTCTTTGCGTGTATCAAAAGTAGTGTTTATTTCATCAATTCTATCTAATTTGCTTGTGCTTTTACCCTCTATATCAAATTGACCAATTCCTTTTTCATCGGTAAAAAAATACTTTCTCCCAAGACCTTCGATTGTTGCGGATGTGATATATCTTGTTTCGCCATTTACGACAACCGATTGCACTGGAAACCCACCTGTTTCAAACGCTGATAAGACTTTTTTAGGCTTGAGGTTTGTTTCTAGTTTAGGAGTCTCTGGAGCGTCTTTAGGTGTTGCTGGAGCTTCTCCGTCTGGCTTAGGAGTAGCTGGTGTGTCGACCTCTACTGGTTTAGATACTGGTTTTTTACCTTCTAATACTTTATCAGCAGCAGCAATGAAATCATCAACAGTATCAGTGCCATCTATCACGCTCCTCAATCTACGCTTGATTACATTCAAGGCATCTTTAGTTTGTTGATTAGCAAGAGAATATGTAGAGTTAGGAGCAGGACTAGAGTTAAGATTATTAGCTCTCACCGCTCTACCAGCCGCAGTATTTATTCGACCATGAACACTATCTAGCAATTTGATTTGAGTATCAACATCCTCAAGAAGTCTTGCGATTGTTGGCATATCAATGTCGTCACCCATAAGTGCTAACTTCTCAATGGCAATGCCCATGTCATAGTCGGCAGCTTCGTAAATCCTTCGCGTAATTCTTGTGATTTCGTCAGTAACACTACCTTCATCTAAATTATCTACTGCGGTCTGCCACTTTTCTTCAAGGTCTATTAGTATTCTATCTAGTGTGCTTTCATCAAGAGCCTTATCAAGATTGATTTCTTCTTTGAGTTCGTCTGTGTCGAGCTTTTCTTGATTTTCAAGTCGCTCTCTTTTCTCTTTAAGAATTGCTGGTTCAGGTTGGTCAATAGCTGTAGAAGGATTGGTTTCATCGGCAGACAAATGAGCGTCAGCTTTCTTGGTATCCTCAACCATATCTTCAAGAATTTCTAAGGCTTGCTCGTGTTCGCCTTTCTTAATGGTTAAGTCATTAAGCTTTTTGTTCTTAGATGGTTTATTTATGTTCTGTCCAAGCTTTTCAATATCTTTATTAATATCTTCAATAGCCTGTTTAGTTCTATCTCTAGCTCTTTCTGATACAGTGGTTGCTTGTTTACGCCCCCAAGCTCCTGACTTCGATAATACACCAAATATTGAATTAAAACCTCCACCAAGAAGAGTGGATGTTGCATAATCCCATCCGTTCCTCTCTTCAATGTCATTCATCTGGAGAGCTAACTCTTGACGCATTACGGACTCTGTAAGTCCCAATACTGCTCCACTTACAAATTTAGGAGCGCCTTTAACTAATAACTCTCTCCCTTTCCAAGCAGCTAAATCAACAACACCTTTCTTAGCGTTGTGAGTTGTTTCGGCTACAATCTTTAAAGGCATCGCCTTATTAATTTTATCACCAATCTTAGCTAAAGCAAAAGCGCTTTCTACTGGTTGTGCAATCGTACCAAAGACAGCGGAGCTTATGAGTTCACTAGAATGTATTCCTTCTTGAACGCCCATGGCATTACGAGTACCTTGTCCAGCCAAGTTAGCTAACGCCCATATACCCGCTTCGGTAACAGCAAATGTACCAACTTGTGCAACTGCGCCCCAAGGGGTAAAGGATTTCTGCCATGTAGCTAAGTTGGCTACTCTTAAGGCTCTTAAAGAATTTAAAATCTTTTTAGAATTAGATACGGTTTGTTGGTATCTACCAGCACTGTTGAGCTTATGGGACATATAAAATCCCCCGCCCATCTCAACTGCCGCACCTGCTCCGTAACCTTTTATTTGATGCCATGTGTCATTCTCTTCTGCTTCAGCAGCAGCGTCATAGGTAGTATTCTCCCAAGAAGTAGGGACAGTTTTAAGCTCCCTTTCTGTGCTAGTAACCGCAGGATTAATGGTGTCTATGACTTCTTCGTCTTCACGCTTGCCGTCAGTTATAGGATTAAATGTAATTATATCAGCCATTAATATTTTTCTACTAGGTCTTTCTGAACATTCATAAACTGTCCAAATGTTTCAGAATTAAATATTCCGAAGTCTGTAAGCGCATCAAATGCTTTTTGTTCGTCTTCTGTTAAAATTTCTCCAAGCGTTGCTTTATTATAAGCCCCTTGCCACGCTACAGAAACTTCTGTAAGTTCGTCTATATTTCCAAACAAGCGTACTTCAGCATAGGATAAACCAGTCTTCCTTAAGTCTTCAGCAGCTTCAGGAGTGTAGGTAGGGTAACCATAAGCCACCATCGTAGCTTGAAGGGCATTTCTATCCTTATTGTCCCTCATATTTTTATAGATACTTTGAAACTCTTCTACATTTTTGTAAGCGTACTTCTCAGAAAACATACGTTTTCGTAGTAATTGCAGGTGTGGATATTGTTTAATATCTGTTTCATCCTTGATGCTTTGCTCTACAAATCTCTCCGAGGATGTTGTAATGTCAAGTTTCTTAAAGTCACCAACTCCATATTCTTTGGTATTTGGTTTATCCGCTCTAAAATTAAACTCAGAAGGGGCAACACCTGTTCGCGAAATGTTAGCATCTCTTCCATACCCGAAGTTCAAATAATCATTGTAATTAGTTTTAGATTCAAACAACTGAGCTAAGTTATTTGCATAGTAATTTCTTAATTCAGATACTTTTTTTGTTAAGAGTTCATCTCTCTTCTCATCATCAATGATGGTTGAAGAATAGTCTTCTAAATCCTGTTGAATAATTGGAAAATAATTATCAGAATACTCATCAACAAATGCTGACCATTTAGTAGCTGCTTCTTTTGTCTTATCTGGGCTAAAGAATCTTAAATTGCTAAATTCATTCTTGAGCGTTACTTTCAAAGAGTCTTCATTAAAGCCAGCAAAGGTTTTATTACTTGCTGTCCAATCTAATTGGTGGGCTTCTTCATAAGCTTTTTGAACATCGTCAGGTACTTTCGCTCCTGCAAACCCTATATCTTCCATATAGGACTTAGGCTTCATGAATTTATTCCTAGGAAGTTTAAACCAATCAACAGCACCTTTGACGGCATTAGTTCGTTGTATATTAGTTAGTCCATTAACCAACCAAGGTCTTTGTACCGCTTCGTTAGCATAGTAATCTACAAATCCTTGAGCGCTTAAATTAAATATAGTTTTTGTATTATCAGGGACACCTATAACTTTTCCGTCTTCCCCTTCAAAGTCTAGCGTACCTGCCTCATTGAGAATAGTTTTTAACTGCTCTACTTTTTGACTACTTGTTAATTCACTATTATTAAACTTAGCAATTAATGTATCTACCTGTTCGTCAGGAATGTTAGGGCGTAACTTAGTTATTAAATCTTTTACTTGATTAACAGCGCTTGTCGGAACTTCTTCACCTTTACCATAGCCCGCTAATGTTGTGGATACGAAAGCAAAACTATTTCTTATTTGAGTCGCGACACCTCTAGTATCAACGTCATCATTATTCTTTTTGGCTTTTCTAATATTATCTTCAAGGTTCACTACTTTAGTTAAATCATCGCCAGCATACTTAGCTCCCTTGAAGAACTCACGACTTTTTAATTTGTCCATAACCTCTAAAGCTCTATCATATTGACCGTCTTTAGAAAATTGATTAGCAATCGCTAAGCCATTAGTAAGTAACTCTGCTTTAGATTCTGATTTACTTAGGAGACCTCCTTCTTGTGTTTCCGCTAAGAAAGTTGAAAAAGAAGTATCAATATCCCCACCCGCTTTGAGGGATTTCTGCATATTGGTGGCTTTAAAATCAACAGTACCCTTAATAACATTTTGACCAAATAACTCTCTAGTCTTGCCTTCAAGTTCTCCAATTATTTTGTCACCGAAAGCATTAATAGCGACTACACGATTAGGGTTATTGCCGAACTCTTCTTGAAGTTCCCCTATGAGTGTTTTCTTTTCTTCCGCCATTGCTGCCTCAAATGATTTGGATTCAGTATGGTTTCCAGCTATAGTAGTAAATCTTTTTGTAATAGTATCAGCGTTACGGACGTAGTAATCTTTAACAAGTTCTTGTTGAAATGTTTTATCATACCCGAGCCACTTAGACATTTGTTTCTCTTGTTTAAGCAACTCGTCCTTCTTAGTGTTATCAGTAATCTGGGAGAAGTCCTCAAGTGCTTGTGCTTGTCCTATATTATTTGCAGCGCCAATTACCGCTGGAACTTGATTCAAAGCCCTAGCGAAGTTCAACGCTTGGTTTGTTTTGTTCATCGCTTGAACTACCGTTCCGCTACCTTTGGTCTGCTCGACAGTGGGCGCTAAGGTAATCTCAGAGGGGTCGTAGCTTACTTGTACTCTATTATCAGTTGCCATTATTATTTAAGTGTTCCATATGTTGATAGTCCAGTTTGTGCGCCACTCACTAACGCACCTGCGTAGTTTACTTCTTCGATTGGGCGATTGATGCGTAACATATTATTAGTAAATCCTAGTCCTGCATCTCTAAGTGAAAGGTCACGTCTTACGTCTAGCATTTGTGCTTGGGTATTCACCGAGTTATTATACATCGCTTCCTTACGAGTTAAGTCGTTCATAAGTGCATTTACGCTAAGTCCTGCAACACCTGCTTCACCAGCAGATACTCTAGCGGTTGCTCTAGCTTCTCTAGCTCTCGTCTTATTAGATTGTAACTTCTGAGCCATAGCAACTTGCTCTTGACCTTGCTGTGTGCGCAATGAGGATACTTCATTAAGGTAACGCTGTCTCTCAACAGCAGAAGCATTTGCTTGTACCTTTTCTTGGGTTTTGGCTTGTATCTGCTGTCCTCTTATTTGAAGACCAGTCGAGGCTGCACTCATGGCGATTGAGGCGATTACTAATGGTGGACACATATATATTATTTCTTTCTGTAAGTTATTATAAATTCGTAAAAAGGTTCGTTATTGAAGGAGAGTGTTCTAGTGAACTTTGCGCCACAGAACTTAAGCCACTTAATGGCAGTTCTGTTTTCTTTATGAACAAAGTTAAAGGTTGCTCCGTAGGGTTTAGTTAAAGACTGAGTTACTTTGCGAGATGCCTTGAGGAAGTCGTAGGATGCGTCATGGACAGCATCAGTTCCTAGCATCCAAATATAAGCCATATCAATGACTTGTCCAACACCAAGCATGGCAATAGGGACATCACCACCATCAACAATAGTAAGGGTAGCATCATCAGTTTCAAAAGCTCTATGCAAGGATTCCTCTGGAGTGCTGCCCATACAGGCAACTTCAAGTCTATCCTCCTTGCGTATAAAGGGAACTATGTAGTCAATATGGCTTTTCTTTGCCTTTATTAACTTATGTGTCCCTTGCTGAAATACTAGGTTAGCCATAGCGGTTAGAACGCGAGTGAACAAAGGATTCAAACTCAGCACTCTGGAAGTTGCTTGGAAGTGCGCTGTCGTTCTCAATAGTAATAGTTGTATCCTGTGCTTTTGTAAGAACAGGGAAACGATAGAACCCGCTGTCTAAGTTAAGAGTTCCTATTGTAGTGGAACCTATCACATCAGGGGTAAAGATATTCTCATAGGTATCACGGAACTTAGGAGTCACTTTGACCTTAAAGAAAGCCGTCTTGTCAAAGTATATAGAGCCGTTGCGTATCAACAACTTAGCGGCATTAGAAGGACTTGTGCCGTTGCCAGCCTTAGCTTTGAAGAGTTGCTCAGAGAAGGTGTAC